AGGCGTACATCACGCTGGATCTACATCCCGCTCTCGACGTGCGGATCGGCGGCCGGCTGCTGGTGCGTCACAGCGAGGCAACCAGCGCGGCCGAGTGGTCGGAAAGCTTCAGCATTGGCGACCCGGACGGCTATCCAGGCGCCAGCGTCAACCTGATCCTGCCGCTTAAACCCGGCTCGTACCTGATCCGTGCCGAGGATTCTACTGGCCAGCAATCGGCAACCTGGGCGCAGGTTTCAACCGATGGCGCCGATATCCGCGAGTTTGCCGACGTCTCGACGGTGCAGGAAGACGACGATTTTCTGGGCGAGAAGTACGGCGTCGTTGTGGACGGCACCGTTCTAAAGCTCACCGGTGCTGGCCTGTTCGACGACATTCCTGATTTCGACGAGGTCGCTTCGCTGGACGATTACGGCGGCACCACGGCGAGCGGGGCCTACTATTTTGCCGCCGGCTTCGACTTCACCACGAAAAGCCGCCGCCGCCTGCGCTCGATCATCGACGGCATCGTCGTCAACACAAGCGACCTGATCGACAGCCGCACCGAAAATATCGACGACTGGGTGGACTTCGACGGCGATGACGGCGGCAGCGCGGCCGATTGCTGGGTTGAGGCGCGCATCACCGACGACGACCCAGCAAGCTCGCCGGCCACGTGGAGCGAATGGAGTCGCGTGGATTCAACAGAGGTCTACTGCCGTGGCGTGGAATTGCGCGCCGAGCTTCGCAGCTATGACCCGGCCTACAACATCAACGTTTCTCAACTGCGCGTGAAAGCGGAGGCATTGGCATGAGCGAAAAGCAACTCGCCGTCATTGATGAACGCGGCGTTTATCTTGGCATGTTTGCATCAAGCTTTCCGGTCGCTGACGGACATCGTCGCCTGCAGGCCATCGTCGAATGCGACCTGCCTGTAGGCGAATACGTCTGGGTGGACGATGAGACAAACCCGTTTGGCGGCGCTTTCTGGCCAGTCAAGAAGCGCCCGACGCATAAGGCAAAGGTGTAATCATGGCCCAGGCTAGCATTTCAATTGCCAATGGCTCAGGCGCGTCCGTTCGGTCCGCGATCAATTCCGCGTTGGAGGCGATCACAACGCTGCAGTCCGGCGCGACGGCGCCGTCGACGACATATCCCTTTATGCAGTGGGCCGACACAGCGAACGACCTGCTGAAGCAGCGCAATGCCGCGAACAGCGCATGGATCATCAAGGGCACGCTGAGCGCGGAGTATGGCGGCATCCCGGCGAGCGGAGTCAGCTACGACCCCGGCAGCCGGGCGCTGCTGGCTGCGACGAACGTGCAGGAAGCGATTGACGAGTTGGCCTCGTCTGGAAGTGCCTCCAAGGGCCACATTTACGGCCTGACTCTTTCCAATAATGGCACGGACGCAGACCACGACATCGACTTCGCCACCGGCGAGGCGGCGTCGGATGATGCCTCGCCGGTGCTGATGACGGCGTCGTCCGCCATGACGAAGCAGGCCGACGCACCCTTCGCCGAGGGCACCAATCAAGGTGCCATGGTCTCGGGCGAGAGTCTGCCGACATCTGGCACCATCCACTGGTGGCAAATCATGAAGGCGAATGGGACCGTCGATTACTGCTGCAACAACCACGCCAGCAGCGGTTTGTCGCCGACTCTGCCGACCGACTTTATCTATAAGCGCCGCATCGCCTCTCTGCGGACGGACGGTTCGGCCAATATCCGCGGCTTCGTACAGGAGGGCGATCTCTTCCAGTATAAGACGTCGCCGGGGCTCGACATCAACGCCACCAATCCAGGCACCTCCGCAGTGCTGGTCGCTATGACGGTTCCGCTCGGCATCAAGGTGCGCTGCCGCTTCAACTGGAAGGTCAACAACGAATCTGGAGTCGGGCCAAGCCCGGTTTACTTCAGTTCTCCAGACCAGACCGATGAGGCGCCCTCGACCGGCGGTGCGCCGCTGGTGAATGCGGCAATCATGGGTAACAACGCGCTCTCGCTGTTCGGTGACATCGAAATCCTGACGGATACCTCCGGGCGCATCCGCTACAGGGCGACGGCCTCATCTGCAGGGTCCGGTCTGGCGGCAACCACAACCGGCTATGTCGATACAAGAGGGAGGAACAGCTGATGCCCTATGTGCAGCGAGACGCGCAAAACCAGATCACCGGCGCCTATGCCAACCGCCAGGAGGGCTATGCGGAGGACTTCCTGCCGGACGATGATGCCGAGGTAATCGCCTTCCTGAATCCGATGCGGCAGCGCCGCGCTAAGGTGGATGCCGAGCGCGACCGGCGCTCGGCGCGGGGCTTTATCTTTGGCGGCAACCTCTACCAGGCACGCCCTGTTGACATCCAGAACATCACCGGCGCCGGCGCGCTGGCTGGTCTGTCGGTGCTGACCGGATCGCAGCCAGGCGATTATCGCTGGCATGGCGGCGACAGCGATTTCGAGTGGATATCCGAGGATGACAGCAAGGTGAAAATGGACGCGCCGACCTGCTTTGCCTTCGCACAGACCGCGATGGCGCACGTCTCCGCCCATGTCTTCGCCGGTAACGCCATCAAGGCACTACTCGGTACCGAGAACGAACCGGCCGACATCACCGACGACGCGCTTTGGCCCTGATTAACGAGCGGCCCCCGACCGGCGGACACCAGCCGGGAGCCCATCAACGCGACACCGTTAGGAGGGTGCCACGATGACGCATGTATTCAACGCCTCGGCTAAGCCCGAGTCCAGCGGGGGTAATGGTTAATGGCGACCCCGGAGGAGCGCATCGCGGCTCTGGAGGCCCGCATGAACGGCACCGACGCATGGCTTAAGGACATCGACGCCAAGCTGGATAGCCTGGTTGCGGCTGCAAACATGGGCCGTGGCGCATGGTGGATCATCCTCCGCATAGGCGGCGTGCTGGTCGTCGTCGGCGGGGCCATCGGCTGGGTTATCGACAAGGTGTGGAAGTGAACCCCGCCCAGTTCGACCGCTTCATCCTCCGGCCGGTGCTGGAGGCTATGGCCCCCGAGATCCCCAACAGCGAGGCCGCGCGTCGGCTGCTGCTGGGGACCGCGGCGCACGAGAGCGGCGGGTTCCAGTTCATCGACCAGGTCACGGCCTCGGGGATGGCCGGCGATACGGACGGCCCGGCCTATGGCGTTTTCCAGATGGAGGCGCCGACCCATGACGACCTCTGGGCCAACTTCCTCCAGTTCAAGCCGGCGATCGCAACCAAGGTCCGCATGTTCCGAGCCGCTGAGCCCGACGCGGTGAAGCAGCTGCGATCGAACCTCTGCTATGCCGTGGCCTGCGCGCGCGCCCAGTATTATCGAGCCCGCCCTCCGCTGCCGGCGGCCGATGATATGGCAGGCCTGGCTGCCTATTGGAAAGCCCACTGGAATACCCCGCTCGGCGCCGGCACCCCCGCCCAATGGCTGATGCACTATCCGAAAGGACTATAGATGGACCCGATCAGCATCGCGCTCGGGCTGGCCTCGGTGGCACCCAGCATCGTCAAATGGATCACCGGCAGCGACAAGGCCGAGCAGGTCGCCGGCCAGATCGTCGGCGTCGCGCAGAGCTTGACGGGCAAGACGGAGCCCGCCGAAGCGATGAACGCCATTCTGGCCGATCCCGCCGCCCGCGCCCAGTTCATCGCGGCGTGGAAGGATATTGAGCTCGGGCTGTACGAGGCCGAGACGCGGCGGCTGGCAGAGGTCAACCAGACCGTCCGGGCCGAAATTGCCAGCGGCGACCCCTTTGTCCGCCGGGCGCGCTCCAGCTTCCTCTGGGCCATGTCGTTCGCCTGGACGGTCGAGGGCCTCGTGCTGGGCGGCTCCATCGTCTGGGTGACGTTCTGGCGGCCGGAGAATGCCGCCGTCGTCATGGCGGGCCTCAAGGATCTGATGGCCGTCATGTCCGAACATTGGCTGTATGCCATGGCGGTCAGCGGCGTGGCCGTGTGGGCGCGCACCCGGGACAAGCAGACCGCCGCCAACGACCCCGGCTTCCTCGGCAGGCTGGCGACCGTGTTCAAGCGTTGAAGGCCCCTCGCGGCGGGGGATAGCGCCGCTCCTCCCAGTCTGACCTCGCCGCCCTGGCCGAAAGGCTGGGGCGGTTTTTTCGTTACCGCCGGCCGCGCCTGATCTGGTACAGCACGCGCTCGACGCAGCCGTCGAACATGGCCTCCTCGTTGCCGGCGTAGCGGGTATCGCTGGCGACCTCGTCCTGGCAAATTTGCCGGGCCTGGATTTCCTCGGGCGTCATTGTGCCATAGTCGGCGGGGCTCTGCGCCTGCTGGCACGCGGCCAGGGTCAGGGCGAGCGCGGGGATCATCATGGCTTTCATGGGCGGTACCTCCGCCGGCATGAAAGCGCAGGCCATGGCCGGGCGCCATTGAAACCGTGAGGCGCGGCTGCAACGCGGCATTGTTATGGAAAATAGATTATCACCACCAATGCGTCGAATTGTCGCGTCAATTTCTCAATATCTAGTGCAGAACGCTTGCGGGCCGGGAATAGGATCGCGCAAGGAAATTACGCAGGGGAAGTAATAAAAAAACCCGCTCGCTGGCGGGTTCGTCTAAATCGAAACGGTTTGTGATCCGATAATGTATAATATGGTTCAAGCGATTAGCCTAACTACCTCTTGTGTTGCGCTTCTTTGGCTGCAAGTTCTGCATTTTCCTGTTAGCGGCCTTGATATCCCACGCGGCTTGGAATAGCGCGTTTTTTTCTGGGATGTCTGTCCGCCTGCTCTGCACAGCCAAACTGTTCGACAGTTGCAGCAGAATTTCAGAGGCATCACGCAGCGTCTGCTGGCCGGTGATCGGGATATCGATCCGAATCCTTGGCGCCAGGCCGAAGTCACTGAGCTGGTCCTGCATCGGGCGCTGATCGAGATCCCGTGCAATCGGCGCCGTGATAGGCCGCTCGCCTGGTACGTTCCACACCATGCTTTTCCGTCCTTTCTTCTTCGTCATCCTGCCTGCTTGCGGGGGTGGTTAGGGGCGCAAAAAGCCAGCAGCAATAAAGCGCCAACCGGTTCGGATCATTTCCCAGCGGGTCATTTTCCACCGAGTTGTCAGCGATGGGTTAAGATCGTCAATGTGAAGCGTCTCGCTGCCAACGTCATAGCGGATCAGCGGGCCGGTTTGGTCAAAAAAGATAGTTTTCATCCTACTCTCCTTCCTTGGTGGTTGCGGGCCTCTTGTGTGCAAGTGCCGCAGCGGCAGCCTGATTTCCGCTTTTAGCAAAGTGCTGTATCCAGTCCCACGTTGATGGCCGCGTGCGAGAAAAAGCGCACCCATGAGCGCACTCCGGCAAACCGTTCAGCGCATGAAAGCATGGCTTGCCATTGTTGCATTCCATCCCCTATTCCTCCTTGCCCTGTGTGGCAGCTATCGACTTGCGGGTCGCTTTAAGCCAGTCGTGCGTCATAGCAGCGGGCCACGTAATCCACCGCAGGGTAAGGCCAAAGGGCCAATGCGGGTTAATCGCAGCCCACCATGCGATGCGCTTTGCCAGCATTTCGTTTGCCACAAGCCACCAGGATGTGGGCGTGCCGTCCACGTTAACATTATGATACTTCGGCATCCCCTACCTCCCTTCGCCGGGCGCAGGGGCGGCGGCAATCTGTTGCTGCGAATGTTGCTCTCGCGCCGTGTAGATGTAGACGTCCAAACTCATCACAAATCGCAGTGCCATCGCGGCCATCTGGATAGCCTCTTTGCGGACTTCTTCCGGTGAAGATTTATGTGGCTCGTAAACAAGCTGCAAAACCTCTTTCTGACACTCGCCAAATTCTTCGCCGACCACGGCAAACGCATGCAGCGGATCAGTCGGCCATGTTGGAAACTTTTTTGTTGCGCGCTCCAGTTCTGCAAAGATCGGCGCGATGCGGTTATCAATTCCGCTCGGCACGCCAGCCTGTAGGGCGGCAGAGAGGGCGCGGCGCATCTTAGGGGTTTGAATGCCTTCTCGCCGAATTTCTTCTGCCGTAACCCCCTCATCAAATGCGGAACAAGCCGCCTCCACCATCTCATTCGTCACCTGTACCGGGGCGGGTGTCTGGCGGAGAAGGGCGGCGATACGTTGAAGATTTTCATTAACCTCCGTTCCACTCCCCCAGCGTATTGACATTCGGGCGCACCACTTCGCCAAGTCTTCCCGTTCGCTCATTTCCCTGCCTCCCTGAGTGCGCGGATGCTTGCTGCAACGTCTTGCAGGCAGCGCTCTATATCGTCGCATGTAATCGGCCTACCGGATGGAATGCGTTTCATCGCCGGATGCAGCCAGTTAGACGGAACCTTATTTGCCGCTTCCTCCAGCGCATCAACACGCGCACTCTCAGCCCGCGCGTTCGCTGCGTCGCGTTCGGCTAATGCGTTGTCAAGTTCAAGCGCGCGTTCTGCAAGCTCTTTACTTAATGCGCGCCGCAATACCTCAGAGTTAGTATACCGCCCCAGCGCCCATGTGAGGGCGGAGGCGGTTTGGTGTGCGCCGTCAATTTCAAGCGCCGGGATAAGCGCCTGCACAGTCTCTACGGTCCAGGTGGTCATGGGGTCTCGTCCTTAGGCTGCACAAGTTTCCCGTTCTGCCGGTAGTAGCCGCGCAACTGGCCAGTTTCCTGACAGTGGCTTGGCTCGACAACGGGGCCGCAATTCATGGTGCATTCTCCGTCGCTGTCGCAGTCACCGCAGGCGATTACCGCGCGCTTGCCGAACCAGTTGACGTAAAGGCCGCTCATGACAGCCACCAGATTGCGGCCATAAGGCTAACGCCGCCAATGAATGCCAAGGCGGCAAAGACGATGGCAAGTTTTACAAGATCATTTCCGATATTCCACATCCCTACCCCCTAGCGTTGAGTGCTGCGCGTAGTTTGCGCCATGGTTTGCATTCCTCGCAATTCTCATCACCGCAATCGTCAAGCGGCCGAAAATGCTCCATAAGCCAGTTACCCGCCTCCTCCAGTTCCCGTACGCGGGCTAGCAGAGCGGGGCGTTCGTTGACGGCGGTGATATGTTCGGCCAGCGCCTTGGCTTCCACATTGTTCAGACGCACGCCTTCATTGCGGGCGGCTTTTGACTCGACGTACCACAGGATTTGGCTGATGGATCGGCTCATGCTTGCGTGCTTTCCTCTAGAACGGCAGTGATGTATTCCACCACCGCCGCCTTAGCCTTCTCGGCAGATGAACCGCCTGCATATGCAAACGGTGTCCGCAGTTCGGGCCGCTTACCCTTCACCTCAAAAAACCATTCGGTGTATCGGTCAACGTCATCCACCGAAATCCAGACGTGCAGTTCCGCGCCAGATGGATGCTCGGCGATGAAATACTGCGGCTGGTCAGACAGGTTGCCGACACGGCCGCGATGCTCGATTTCCCATTTCAGCGGCGTGTGTTCGTTCATATCCTCACTCATTCTTGGCCTCCATGGCGCGAAGGATGGCGATGCAGAGGGCGAGCGGTAGGCGTCACGCGCCTCTCCGCTGAATCGCCGCGATGATTTCTGAGCCGGCATCGCTGGTCATCAGGAAATCGCGATCAGGATGATCTGGCGTCCGCACCAGCACCGTGATTTTGCACCCTGGCTTAAACATGCCGAGGATTGCATCCATGTGGTCGGCCACAGCCTCTTGCACGCGCTCAAGATTGTCGGTCATTTGATCCCTCTTTGGCTTCCTCAAGGCGGCGGATAAGGTCGGTCATGAGGTCGTCCTTTTGCGCTTTAATTTCCGCCGCACCGCATGCAGCACACGCAGTCTCACCGTTCGCTTCATCGTACACGGGGTTTTCTCCAACTGGCTGCCCGCAAAATAAACATGTATCAGCCATGGCCACGCCCTTCCTGTAAGACAACGTAGTCTTTCATCGCCAAGGGGCCTACGTATGTATCAATACGAAAATCATCATCCGCCGCCGCTAGAATAGCCTCGGCAACTTCCTTGTTGCGCCTCGCGTATTCTCGGTATTTCTGGATCATCTCTGCCGGAGTTTTCCGTCCCCAATCTGCAAGCCCAGTTCCTATCCCAAGGCCCGGCAAATCAATTCCCGTCAATCGTCCGCTCATACTCCCTCCTGTTCCGGCTTGGTCATCGGGGTGAGGGCGCGGCGGCACTTCAATTCTGCCGCAACCGCTGCCGCCCAAGCATGATGAACGGCGGTTGACTGTATGGCGTTCGGTTGAGTCAGCATGACAAGTGCCTTTTGCGCATCAACAATCGCCTCCTCACACCGCCGCAGCCGTTCCATGGTGCCGATGGGGTTGGTTTCTGTGCCTGCGGTCATCTCGGCTGCTCCCACATATCCATATGTCGCCCCTGGTCGTTCACGCGCGCCCAGATCCCGCCGGCAGGGTTCACCACGTACTGCTTGCCTGACCATGCGTCGGTCCAGATGTAGGGCTGGCGCACCGGCTCCTGCTGCCTGCTCACCACCACGCCAAGCACAGCGCCCGCCACCGAGGCGAACACGGACGCGGCGAGGACGGCGAGCAGGACGACGGCGCGCATTAGGCTGCTTCCGATATCCGCGCGTCGGCCTCGTCGATGGCCTGCATGATCTCGTCGTGGGCGGCCGGCTTGTTCGCCTGCAGCCATTCCAGCAGCTCGGCGTTCTTTTCCTTCCACCCGGTCAGCTCGGCCCGGAATTGGCACTTGGCGATTTCCGCCTTGGCCTGGTCGACACGCTCGCGGACGGTCGGACCCTTGGCGCCGGTCTGCTGCGTCGTCTGGGCTGCCTGCTGCTCGGCAAGTGGCCGGACAACGAACGGCTTGCGGTTCGCCTTGGTCACGGTCAGCGCCATGGTCACGGGCTTGTCGATGTGCGACATATGGCTGATCCGAATGCCGCCGACCTCTGCGCCGCCGAATTTCACGCTTTCGTCGCGGTACAGCGTCATGGATCGGCCGGCATAGGTCGCGCCATCCTTGCCCCACACCTGCACCAGCACGCGGCGCATGGATTTACAGGGCAGGTATGGCTTGCCGTTGTCGCCGTCGAAGTGAATCTTGATCGGCTGTTCTGCGGTGTCGCTCTTGCTCACCTTGGTGATCGTGATCGTGCGCGGCCCAGCGATCAGGTCGTCGGCGTTCAACTGGTCGCTTTTGGGCGCGATGGTCTGGGATAGGTCGGTCATTTTTTGCCTCAATAGTTGATCTTGACATTCGGCACATCGCCCGCCGCAATGGCCTTGATAATCGCCTTGCAGATAGCCTCGGCCTCGTCGCGGGTGCCGGAGTGTACGGGTGATATGGCGGAAATCATCTGCACAAGCGCAACGTTGTTGACCCTGGCTTTGTGCGCGCGGTCCTTCTCGCGCGCTTCCACCTCTTTGCGCTGCCGCTCCTGTTCTTCTGCTGCGCGCTTGCGCTCGGCCTCTATGGCTTCCTGCTTTTCGCGCTCGGCGCGCTCGGCCGCCTCCTTGCGGTCGCGCTCTGCCTTTTGTTCGGCGGCGATGCGGTCCTGTTCGGCTTTGCGGGCCTTGGCCTCGGCTTCGGCCTTTTCCCGTTCCGCCTTTTCGCGCGCCTCGCGCTCCGCTCGTTCACGGGCTGCGGCCTCGTCCTGGATACGCTTACGTTCGGCCGCCTCGCGCTCGGCCTGCTCTTTAGCGGCCTTGGCTGCGGCTTCCTCGGCTTCGCGCTTGGCCCGTTCCGCTGCCTCGCGCGCAATGCGTTCCTCGTGTTCCCGCTTCCTGCGGGCTTCTTCCTCGACCTGCAGCCGCCGCAGTTCTGCCCGCTCGGCTTCCTGCTTTTTCCTGCGTTCCAGCAGCCCGGTAAGCGACTCGATGACCGCCGCTTGCGCCTGCGTCGCCCGGGCGGAAAATTCCTGCCAGTCGCGGTCGACCTGCGCTACCTCGGCAAGCCGGGCCTGAATCAGGTCGATATCGGGCTCGGCGCTGTCGAAGATCGCCAAAGCTGACAAGCTGGCAAGCGCCCGTTCATGTGCCTGCACGCGGGCCTGTTCCGCGTTCTCCCAATCGGTAAGCGGCTTGCGGACTTCATCCTTAAGCGCGTCAAGTTCTTCGCGAATTCTGCGCCGATCCTCGTCAACCCTCTTGGCCTTTTCCTTCCATTCGGCGACCAAATCCTTGCCCAGATCGTCCAAGGCCGTCTTGCTGCGTGCGACCTTGTAGGCCAGCGAGGCAACGTGCTTGCGACCGGCCGGCGTCGAAATGTCGGTCGGAATGGCGCGCACTTCCGCCTTCAGCTTCGACAGGATGTCGTCCACCCCGCCTTGACCGAAAACCACATGCGGTTGCAGCGGCTGCTGCATCACCACCAAGTCACCGCCCTTTTCATTGCTCATGCTGTTCATGGATGTCTCCTTTAAACGAACATTTCCTGCGCGATGGTGCGCTCGGTCTTGGTCAGGCGGGGCGCGATCTCGACCACCCGCTGCTGATACAGGGCCAGCTTGTCGGCAATCTGCTTCTCGAATGCGCCGGCAGCCTCGACGATGGCAGCCTGGATGCGCGCATCCGGATACACGCGCTTGACCAGCATCGGCAGCCCGCCCGAATAGCTGATGTAGTCGATCCATTCGCGTTCGGTGACGAGCAGTCCGGTCTGTAGCTGCAGGATGAATTCCTCGGGCGGCTCGTCGGCGATGATCGTTTTGACCTGATACTTCTGCCGGCGCGACTTGCACTCGATCAGGCCGTTATCGCCCACCAGCCCGTCCGGCGAATACCCAATGCGGAATCCCCAGCGGTCGTTAGTCACGAATCCGCATTCATCGACCGGCGCATATTTCTGGCTGTAGAAGCTGCGGGCCAAAATTTCCTCCTCGTGACCGCGTTCCATCTCGAACCCGACGAAATGCGGCTCGACAAACCCGCTGATCCGCTGGGCGAGCAGCTCGTAAAGGTGCGCGCGGGTTTTCTCGTTGTTCGACGGTTTCAGCGCCGGTGACAGGATCAGCTTCATCTCGCTGGCTGTCAGAATGCCCCGGCGAAGTTCGGCCCACTCGTCGGTGCCCTGCACAATGTCGGTGTGGTAGGTGATGGTCATATCACGATCCCTAAAGCAGCCAGCAGCCCCAGCGCGGCGATGCAGTCGAGCAGGCGGATCAACACGTCAACCCCCTCTTGAATGCAGCCCTGTGCCCCTCGACCGCCGGCACATAACTCCCGTTCCGCTCGAAATGCCGCGCCATATCCCGGAACCGTGCAGCCGTCGCGCGCTCGGCCTCGATAGCCTCCGCATCCGCCCCAGGATCAGCCGCCAGCATCGCCGCGCGCTTGGCATGCTCGGATGCCAGCACGCGCGCACCGGACAGCGCGATCTCTCGGGCGGGTGGGAGGCGGCGGGGCATTATGAAAGCGCCTCGTCGCGGGCTCGGTTGATTTCAGCCATCGCGGCCGCCCCATCAGGATTGACGTCAGGGTGAAACTGACGGGCAAGATTGCGATAGGCTGTCTCGATCTCGCCGCGCGATGCTGTGGACGGCACGCCGAGGACATCCCACCACGCGCGCTTGTGTTCGGGCGATGGAAGCGCAGCATAGCCAGCGAATGCCTGACTGAGCGATCCGACACCCCAGCGATCCATGCCGCGCATAGCCTCAATGTGTTTGGCCAGCGCGACGATGTTGTCGGCAACGCGATCCCACTTGTCGCAGGCCAGCGCGACCGGCTTCTTGTCGAGAGAAAAATAGACGGCGGCACCGGGATCTTCCGGGGCGCGCTGTCCGGAGCGCGGAAGGCCGTCAAGCCGCTTCTTGACATTCGTGCTGAGGGTGACGCTGCGGGCACCAAGGCGATCCAGCTCTGTCTGCAGGCGCTTGATTGCCTCAACAATCGTTACTGGCTCCCTCACCGTGTACCCGCCGCCGCCCGGATAGTTGGTGCGCTTGCCAGTGCCGAACGATGCGCGGCTACGATGCGATGGCGCAGTGCGCTTCCATCCTGCGGGCCACGAAAGAGGGTATGCCTCGACTGTCACCGCTCATTCTCCGTCGTTGAAAGGTTTGCCCGGCGGCAGGGCGGGATCGCCGCCGGGCGCCGCAGCCTGGGGGGAAGAGGCTGGCTGCGGGGGAAGATTGTCGATGTTGCAGCGGTGAACCGCGAAGGTCAGCGCGACGACTTCGGGGTTGGCGTCCCAGCTTTCCCGGCCGTGCAGCCGACTCCACAATTCGGAGAACGCGCCTTGCGAGGCAAAGCAGCCAAGCCGGTTGCACGCGCTTTTGCCCATCGCCGTGCAGGTCGGGCATTCGACGCCCTCGGCAATGCTGTCCGGGCCGCTGATATCCTGCAGCCGCTCGATCTTCGTGGCCGTCACCACAAGCGTCAGGCGTGAGGCCCAGCGCGGCATGTGGATGCAGGGCGTGATCCCGAGCGCGTCAGTGCTGACATAGTGGCCGTCCTCAATCGGGACGCTCTTTTTGTCCAGCTTGGTGCAGATACGCTCAACCAAAGACTCTGCGTCGTCGCCATCGAATGCTTCGATCCATTTGCTTTCGACACCGTCAGCCTCGTACTTCACCCGGAATTGGCAGTCGTCATCCCATGTCGTGTATCGAAAATTCTCCCGCACCCAAAGCCGGTCGCCGGGCTTCACCTTCTGCCAGGGCGAGGGCTTGCGGACGCACCACAACGCGCCGCTTTGTTCAACCTGCCAACCCCGGATTTCGTAATCTTCCATGTGCTCGGAGGCGATTATATCAGCCCTGATATGCGGATCCCGCCACGCCAGCCGGCGCGTCATGGTCTTGCGGCCGCCCAGCAGGGCGCGCACCATCGGGGCGGAGAAGATAATCGGGATATCGCGCATCACGCCGCATGCCCTCCCGGCCCCGTCTGAACCGGCTCGGCCTGCTGCATCGGCCGGAACGCTGCCAGCAAAAACACGTTGTCGAACGTCGCCAGCGATTCCAGCGTGCATTGCCGGCGCACGGTCGGCGCGTCGTCGGGCTGGAAGATGTAGAGCCATGCGTCGAAGCCGCACGGCATGGCAGCAACCACCGTGCCGCGCTCCCTCGTCGGCCAGTGACACACGCGCGAACCTGGGGAGATGTCGGGGCGGAGGGTGGTCATGCTTCACCTTTGGCGCGGAGACTGGCGCGGCGACGCGCGATCATGGCGTCTGCCGCTTCGTCGGCTTTGCGCGCGAACATTTGGGCAAAGGTTTCTCCGTCGAGCCGCTCAGAAGCGTGACAACACAGAATGCAGGCTGGTAGCGCCTGCCCGGCGAACCAGTCGCGCAAAGCCTGAAGAAACGACTTGTCGTCCGGAAATTGTTCACGGATTGGCATGAATGCCTCCCTTGCGCGCGTCAGTCATGGGCGGCCTCGCTATCTTCTTTCTCGGCCTCAATGCGGCTGCGGTTCTTCTGGAACGCCTTCAGCAGCATGTCGCGCACGTCAGGGTGCGAAAAGTCGAGCTGTTCAAGGCACCAGTTCACGCCCTCGCGGATGCCGTCGAGCCGCCCGGCCTGAAAGCCCTTTTCACGGATGCGGAACTGCTTGGTACGGAAATCCGAAACGCTTTCGCAGACAGTAGCGGGCCACGCGCCGCGCTTCCCTGGTGTCGACGGCCGGAACTCGTAGGCGTCCTCGCCAGGAATTTTGCAGGTGCGCCACCAGACATGGTGCGTCTTTTCGGGTCTGACGAAGTGCGGATCGTATTTGCTGGTTGCACCGGAATAGTGATTGGCAGCAGCCGCAAAGGCAAAACGATCAACGTGCCCTTCGCAGTAGTACCCCATGGCGCCGCCGCCATCTTCGCCGGCTTCCACCAACGGAACGATTTCGATACTGCTCGGCTTCTCGGTCTGCTGCTGGTCGGTCATATCGCCCCCCTCAATCGCACGTCTTCCAGCGCCGCCAGTGCGCGATGCACGGGTCAACGCTGTCGGTGTGGATGTGCGGGCTGTAGCCGTCGTGGCCGGCTTTCCAGTGCGCCATCGCGGCCTGCAGATCGGCAGCATCGGCAACCCGGATCTGGCCCCAGAAGGAAATGCGGTCGCTGCCGGTCGGGATCAGCTCGTACTGCGGCGCTGTCGGCGGGGCAGGCAGCTTGCCTTGCGTGGTGGTGGGGTCGGTCATGCTGCGGCCTCGCTCTTGCCGGCGCGCTTGCGAAGATCGGCCAGCGCTTTCTCGTTGGTCGCGTAGAAATCAGGGATCGGCGCAGCCGGGTTACTGGCGGCGTAAATCAGCGCGCCGGCCGCAGCCGGGCCGACAGCGGCTTCGAGATCGCGACCCTCTTTGCCGGCCAGCACGATGGCCCAGCCGGCAATGCAGTGCGTCGTCTCGCAGGTGTGCCAGTTGTCCATTTCGAGGCCAGCCCCCGCTTCGATCTCGCCCAGGATCGCCGCGTCGATATTGGGCACAACAGGAGCGGGCGGCAGGACGGCATCGCGCAGGACGGCACCGCGCAGGTCGGCACCGCGCAGGTCGGCACCGCTCAGGTCGGCACCGCTCAGGTCGGCACCGCTCAGGTCGGCACCGCTCAGGACGGCACCGCTCAGGTCGGCACCGCGCAGGTCGGCACCGCTCAGGTTGGCATCGCTCAGGTTGGCACCGCTCAGGTCGGCACCGCTCAGGTCGGCATCGCTCAGGTTGGCATCGCTCAGGTTGGCACCGCTCAGGTCGGCACCGCTCAGGTCGGCATCGCTCAGGTTGGCATCGCGCAGGACGGCACCGGCTTTCAGCGCGGCCTTGATGGCAGCGCCCATCTTCTCTCCAAAGCCGAGACTGGCATCCACTTCGCATTCAAAGCGGATGGCGCTGCCGTAGCGGGCCTTGATCTGGAATTTTGCGGTGGTCATGCTGCATCCCCGTGGTTGTTGGGGAGAGAATTTCACGCACCGTGAACTATGTCAACAAAAAAATTCACGGCGCGTGAATTGCAACTTCAAGCCGTGTCGGTCGATCAATTAAAACCGTGTTGTGTTTAGCAATTGCCGGCGCGCTGGTAATTAATCGCGACCCCGTCTCGCGCCGCCAGCGTTTCGCGGCAGGAAAGCTGGCCCAGGCTGGCGTCGTATTGCGTGCGATCCCAGGTCAGGAAATCGACGCTGCCAGCCCTGGACTGCGAGGAAGGGGCGCCGGCGGCGGCTATGGCTTCGGCTATCGGTTTGCCGATGTAGGATGGGCCTAGCCGCGCCTGCAGATAGGATGACGAGAGGCAGCCAAAGAGGCCGCAACCGGGGCGTGCTGCGGTGCAACCTGATAGAAAAGCCAAGCATGCACCGGCAATTAGCACTTTCCTCAATGCTTTGCCCTTTTCAGTTGTACTACAGGAGCGCCGCGCAGTTTTCGGGCAAGGTCGAAGGGCATGCCGTCCAGATGATCGCGGTATATCCAGTCCAGGGTAACGCCGTATGCAAAGCAAACTTCTATGGCCTCGTCCACCGGGATCATGCGATCGCCGGAAAGCCATTGACTGACCCGGTTCGCCTTAAGGCTCAGGTCGCGGCACAAATCGGCCTGGCTGATTCCAAGAATCTGCAGGAGCTGCCGCAGGCGCCGGCCGACCGATTTGCTATCCGTTCCAAGCCGCACCGGCCGGCCAGTTAAGGGCTTTTCCATCATATAGTTAGGGTATACCGGAGCCCTGCACCCGGCAATTTCACTACGCGTGAACATTGGGCTTGACACAATTCACGCAGCGTGAATATGCTCCTGACATGAGCGACGCAGAGATCATCCAGGCCTTGGGCGGCACTTCCGCTGTAGCGAAAAGCCTCGGGCTCAAGCTGCCGGCGGTGTCGAACTGGCTGCAGCGCGGCATCCCGTGGCGGTGGCGATACCAGATCGCCGCAATGGCAAAGGCAAAGCGCATCAAGCTGCCTCCTGAATTCCTGCAGGCCGCCGCATGACGGCCGCTGCGACCGTATATTTGGACGCGGGCAGCCGGATTGACTGGGCGCTGAGGCGCGTGCTGGCGAAATACCTACTCGACCGGCCG